CGCGATTTTCAAGATAATGTGAAATTGTTTACGTATGGTGACGACAACATACTTGGTGTCTCAAGTAATGCGCCCTGGTACAACCACACGACTATTTCTGAGTGTTTTGCACAATATGGACTCACATACACGATGGCTCAGAAAGACGCTAAGAGTGTTCCATATATACACATCTTGGAAGCTACTTTCCTTAGGAGGGGTTTCAGATTTGATAAGGATGTGGGCACTTGGTTGGCCCCTCTGGAGTTTGATTCTATGTGCAAAACGCTTCTTTGGAATATTAAAAGTGCTGCTTGTTCAGATGGGTTTTTATCTGTTCAAGCCGTTTGCAATGTTCAGAGAGAATTGTTCTATTATGGGCGGAAAACGTTCGAAGATTTTAGGAGCGTCTTCGTGCTACTCAACGACAAATTACAACCATACATTCCTTTAGGTGTTAAACCTGCCCATTTGGAGGGTTTTTTACCTTGTTGGGATGAAGAAGTTAAAAGATTCCTTGATAGCTCGAAGAAGAGGAGCGCTCTACCAGAGTCTGGTCGGTCAAGCTTCTACTACCATTTAAATGGAGAAGCACTCACTGGTAATATTTCTGTACAGTCAGGCGTCATCAGACTGTCGTTTAGAGTATCCAGTGGGGATAAGGATGTTGATTTTAAATCAAAGTTTGGGGGTTTCTATCATCCTTCGATCTCACACGAGAAGTTACGTGAGACCTCAATGGCTCGCCTGCACAAGTTGAGAGCGGTGTGCGAGGTTAAACAAGCTCTTTCTGATAAAGCTGTAGCCAGCACTGAGATGGAAGTTGTTCCAACTCACGTCGAAGCTGATGACGTTAAAGTTCAGCAAACTTCAGGTGTGACTCAATTTATTGAAGAGACACCTAACACTATGTTGGAATTCGGACCGTTAGAAGATCAGACATTTTCAGAGGACGCGCTATCTGGTATCGGATTGGAAGAGTTTTTGTCTAGACCAGTGTTGATAACTGAGTTTCCATGGACCCAAGGGGTCACGGTAGCTTCAGTATTTGACCCGTGGACTTTATTCTTCAACACGACACAGATCAAAAAGAAATTGGATAATTACGCTTATATTCAGTGCAATTTACATTTGAAATTTGTTATGAATACGTCTCCA